CTGTGCTATGGGGGCCACTTGAGAGTGGTTCTCATCTGCGGGCTGTTCTATACTTGTAGAGTTAGGCGATTTTTCAGCCCGTCACCCCCATGAAGACCCGTCAGAAGCGTATCCCCCGCCAGTCCGGACCAGACAAAACTATGATCCGCCTGGGACGATCCGGGCCGAAGGACTTCAGGAAGTGGGGCAAGCTCAACCAGTACCTGGGCTATGTCGCCGGGGGGAAGACTGTGACACTTGCCGCCAACATCGTCGGGGTGTCTTCCGTCTGCGTCATGAGGTGGCGGGAAGACTATCCGGAGTTCGCCTCGATGGAAGCCCGTGCCCTGGACGCATACCGGGAGTCGATCCGCAGGCTGGCACTGGAGCGGGCAACCCAGCCGGTGCGGGTGCCGGGGCCGGAGCTTGACGCTGATGGGAATGTCATAGCGGCCTATGTGGCTCCGTCCAACTCCGTGCTGAAGGCGATCTACAACCATGTCGTGGCGCTCCCGGACAGGCGGGAAAAGGAGAAGATGCAGGTCAGCATCAATGCAGGAGCCGGGGCGCAGGTGCAGGTCAACCACATCGTGGTGAGCAAGGATGAGCCGGGTGGACGCATCATCGACAGCGACTGACGAGCTGGTCGAGATCGGTCCGCAGCCGGGGCCGCAGAAGGCGTTCCTCGCCTGCTCGGCGGACTTCGCCCTGTACGGCGGGGCGGCGTTCTCAGGCAAGAGCTATGCGACCCTGCTGGACGCCGTGAATGTCACCGAGTTCCACCCGGATGTGACCGTCGCCATATTCCGGCGAACGCTCCGGGAGATACGGGATCAGGGCGGTCTCTGGCACACGGCGATGCGGATCTATCCCCTGCTGGGGGCGAGGTTCAACGAGGTGGACCATATCTTTTACTGGGGGGCGCGACCGAAGTCGGGCTACAGCATCAAGTTCAGCCACCTGGAGCACGAGAAGGACAAGCTCAGCTACCAGGGGGCGCAGATCACCCGGATGTATTTTGACGAACTGACGCACTTCACCGAGACCCAGTTCAGCTACCTGCTGACCCGCCTGCGGTCGAACATCCCCGGCATCCGTCCGTATGTCCGTGCGACCTGCAACCCCGACCCCGACTCGTGGGTCTATGACTGGGTTTCGTGGTACCTGCTCCCGGACGGCTATCCGGACCCGGACAAGGCGGGTGCCACCCGCTACTACGCCATGCAGAACGACCATGTGACGCACGGCTCAACCCCCGAAGAAGTTGCCTCGCAGGCCGGGGTGAAGCGGGAGCAGGTGCGGACCTTCGCATTCTTCCCCGGAACCATGGACGACAACCCGGCAGGGCGTGAGGCCGACCCGGAATACTACGACCGGTCCATCGCCAATCAGCCCGAATATCTGCGGCAGCAGCTCGGCGGGGGCAACTGGCACGCCCGGCCTGCGGCGGGAAAGGTCATCAAGGCCGACCGGATAGCCCCGCTCAGCGAGCTTCCGAAGTTTGACATGACCTGCACGGCGTGGGACTTCGCTCACACCGAAGACGGGGGGGCGTACACGGCGATGGTCCGGATGGGGTGCTGGCGTCAGGACGGCGAGGCCCATCTCTGCATCCTTGAGCTTTGGAGGGGGCAGGTGGCGGCGGGGACAAGGGATGACATGGTGGTCCGCATGGCCGAGGAGCATGGGCGGAGCAACTGGGTGCTGATACCGCAGGACGCCGCCGCAGGAAAGAGCGTGGTGGCTTATCTGAGACCCCGCCTGCAGGCGTTCCCCCTCAAGATCATGCCGACCACTGCGTCCCGTGGGAGCAAGGAGACGAAGGCCCAGCCTTTCGCCTCGTCAGTGGAGCGGGGCCTCGTCAAAAGACGGCGTGATATACTCTTCGAGCGTGATTACCTGAGCGAGCTTTCCGGGTTTCCCGAGGCTCCCTACAAGGACTGGGTGGACGCCTCTGCGGACGCTCATACCTTCCTGGTCGAGATGGGCGGACGCTCCGTGAGAGGGCTGGAGTTCTACTGATGGCATTCCGGAACCGGAAAAAACAGCCGCCCGCCGGCACAAAGCAGGCGATGTTCGGGGCGAGGACGGGCATAGCCAGACCCAACGGCCCGGCAGGGCAGGGCAAGCTGTCGTACAAGGACACGCTCGTTGCGAGGATGTGCATCGACATGGTGGCGGACAAGGTGGCCAGTCTGCCTACCCGTTGGATGAGGGACGGCGAGGTCGTGGAGAACCCCACCGAGCCGCAGGCCCTTCTCATCACCGACACCCCGATATTCAGCTATCGGAAGCTCAGCCGTCAGCTTGTCAAGAATTATCTCACCTATGGCGAGGCGTTCATCTGGTTTGTCAGGGGGGATCGTACGGGCAGGGTCGTGGGACTCTACGCTCCGTCGCCGGAGACCGTCAGCCAGTCGCCGGGCTTCTGGTCGTTCAGCAGGGAGAACGGGCTGACAACCCAGAGTCTGGTCGTGCCTGAGGGGGATATGATCCGGGTGTTCGAGCCTCAGCCGGGCCGGGCCGAGAAGGAGTACCCTATCGGAGCGTCCGCATGGCGTGAGTTGACTGCCCTTCAGGAGACCGCCGAACAGCAGGCCGCATCGCTCAAGAACCGTCTCCAGCCCTCAACGCTGTTCGTCGAGCGTGAGCCGGTCGCCGATGATGTCTGGCAGAAGATGCGGAACACGCTCAAGAGCAGCTACGAAGGGTCGTCCAACTCCGGCAGGGGCGGTCTGGTCCCCAAGGGGTTCGAGCCGATGTTCGTGCCCGTCACCCTGGAAGGCTCCGGCGTGACCGAGCAGGCCCGGCATCTGGCCCGGATGATCGCCGAGGCGTACAAGGTCCCTTCCCTGCTCCTGGGCTTCGAGAATGACAACACCTTCGCCAATTATCACGAGGCCCAGAGGGTGCTCATCAGGCGGGCGGTGCTTCCGATCTGGCACGATGTCATCCTGCCGATGTGGGAATGGCTGGGCGAGGAGTACGGCAACGCCGCACCCCTTGTCCCCACCCTCTGGCTGGACGAGGTGCCGGAGTTCATACTTGAGCGGTCACAGCGGATGAAGGACCTTGCGGCGGTGGACTTCCTGACCCTCAACGAGAAGCGTGAGCGGGTCGGTCTGGAGCCTGTGGAAGGCGGCGATCAGCTTCTCGTCAACACCGGACTGATCCCCCTGTCCGATGTGGACCTGGACCCGCCTGCCCCCGTGGAATAACCCATGCCCATCGCCGTCCCCGGACGCTCGAACCGGCGGGCGATCATCATTCAGAAGCGGATGGAGGATGTCGACATGGGCATCCTGCGATCCCATGTCCGTCAGATACATGCCCGCCATGCGAAGGCGATCGTGCGGGCGGCGGCGGACGGTGACGCCTCGGTTGAGATCAACCGCATGATCGACGCCGTGGTCCCTCAGATCACACGGGCGTGGAACCGCTCGGCGATGAGGCTGTTCCCGTCACTGGTCGAGGCGGTCAACGCCATCACCGACCGCAGGGGCAAGCAGGAAGACTTCGACCCCGACGCCTTTCAGCAGGTTACTCAGCGTGTCATCCTGAACCGCATCCCCCTCTATCGCTCCATCCTCGGCAAACCGTGGGTGGCCGTCACCACCGCCACGCTCCAGAACGGACTTGCCGAGGGGCTGGGGGTCTTTGAGGTGAGCCGCCGGCTGACCCGTGCGGTTGACAACCTGAGCCGGGTGCAGTCGGACCGGATCAGCCGCACCGAGGTTCATCACGCATCCAACGTGGCTCAGGAGACGATAGCGGCGGGTTCGTCCATCGAGTTCGTGGCCAAGGAATGGGCGGCGACCAGTGATGCCCGCACCCGTGACGATCACCTGGAAGCGAACGGCCAGCGGGTTCCTCCGGACGGGCTGTTTGATGTCGGGGGTGCTTCGATGCAGTATCCCGGAGACCCCGCCGGCGGAGCGGGAAACACCATAAACTGCCGGTGCGCCGTGCTCTGGCATCCAGAGTGATATTGATTTATGATTGACGCCGTGGCGGCAGTTTCCATTTTCCCGCCACACCCCCGATAAACCCCGAATAAACACCCTGTGGTATACTCACGAATGACCCTGCCCGGTCGGTCGCCCAAATGAGCGATCTGAACTACAAGAGCTTCGGCGAGATCCAGTTCCTCGGCAAGGAAGAGGGCGAGCCTGAAGGCACCTTCATCGCCTACGCCAGCACCTTCGGCAATGTCGACCTTGCCGACGAGATCGTCATGCCGGGGGCTTTCCGTGATTCCATCAGACGCCGCGCTCAGGTGCCGATGCTCTGGCAGCATCAGTGGTCCGACCCGATCGGCAAGATGACCGACATGGTTGAGGACAAGAAGGGTCTGCGGGTCAAGGGGACTTTCAGCATGGGCGTCCAGCGGGGTCGTGAGGCGTACGAGATGCTGAAGGACGGGACGCTTGACAGCCTCTCCATCGGCTACCGTGAGGTGGAGGTCACGCCCATCCGCCGGCGTGGCAGGGTCTTCCGTCAGCTTCAGAAGCTCGACCTGCGAGAGATCAGCGTGGTCACCTTCCCCGCCAACCCGAAAGCCCGTGTCGGGGCTGTGAAAACCGGGTGTGATATAATCGCCGACAGGCTCAAATCCTTAGCCGACCTTGCCAGTTTGAACGACCAGTTGATGAGGGTCTGATGATGCGCAAGGCTTCCCAATCCAACAAGGCTGAAAAGCCCGATCTTTCGAACAAGCTCCGCACCAAGTCGGAGCCTGTCGATCCTTCTCCCGTTGACGATCCCGTCAAGGATGTAGCCAACTCGATCAAGAGCGAGGTGAAGCGGAAGGCGCAGGCCGACACCCGTGTGGCCGAGCTTGAGGTGCAGAAGGCGGAGCTTGAGGCGAAGCTGGCAAAGCTCGAGGCTGACGCCAAAGAGCGCGCCGAGGCCGAGGCGAAAGCCAAGGCGGAAGCCGACGCCAAAGCGAAGGCTCAGGAGGACGCCATCAAGGCGGACAAGGAAGCGGCAAAGCGGAAGCTGGCCGTTATCCGCAAGGCCCCCCTGGGGAGCTCGCTGGTCGATCAGGAGAAGATGGAAGTCTTCGACGGCATGACCGGCGGCAGGAAAACCCTGCACTTCAGCGAGGCGAGCCGCACCTATGCGAACGAGTGGGTCAAGTCCCTGAGGGACGGCAACCACGAGAGGTCGGAGGAGTTCCGGTCGGCGTATCAGGCGTGGGCTTCCGAGAAGGGTCTGACCACGGCTGACAGTTCGGGGGGCAATCTGATCCCCGAAGTGATTGACGCCGAGATCAACCGCCTGCTGACGGAGGCGTCGCCCGTGCGTACGATCTTCCGGGTGCAGACCGTGGGCAACGACGGCTACCGGTGGAATGACGGTCCGGGGCTGAGCGCTTCCCGTCAGGCCGAGAACGCTGCGGCTTCGGAAAGTGCGATCGGCGGGTTCACCCGTCGCTTCGTGGGCGTCTCCAAGGTCACGGTATTCCCGCAGGCGACTGACGAGATGCTCGCTGACTCGGCGACCAACATCGAGCAGTACATCACGCAGGAAGCGGCCCGTGCGTTCCTTGAGGAAGAGGGCGGGATATTCGTCAACGGGGATGGTACCGGCGTGACGAACACCCCCACGGGTCTGATGGAGGTCACTTCCGAGGCTTCCCCCTCGGCGGCGAACCAGTATCAGCGGGTGCAGTTTGACACGATTGCCCGGTCGGCCTTCACCGGCACGGCGGCGGATGACAAGCTGATTGACCTGTATGCCCTGCTCAAGCCCCAGTACCTGTCCAATGCGGTGTGGATGTGCAACCGGCGCACCCATGCGGTGCTGAGGAAGCTGAGGGACACGGATGGCCAGCCT